ATAACAGCGGGTCAACGGAGTACGGCTTTTATCAATGCGGCCCGGAACGGATTCATTTCCAGGATAATATGTGCGAGACATTTCTGAGCTTGACCTGGGGGAAGTACGTAAAGGAATTACTCAGCCTCTTGGGAAGTGCTGAGGACGAGGCATCAGAACATGAAAACGATGTTCCTGGTATGCCGGAATCCCAGGATACCGTGATTGATGGTGAATTCACGGAGATTCCAGAAACGGAGGAGGACATCCGGGCCCCGGAGGAACCCATGACCGAGCTGCAGATTGCCCAGGATGAACTGGAGCGTGCCAAAAAGCTGCTTAATGACGGGCTAAAATGTGATGTGGATGAAAATGACATACATATCCGCCGGCTGAAAATAAAGGTTTGCGCCCTGGCCAGCTATGTGTGCGATTTGGATGACATCGTGAATCCGCCCAAGCCAGAACAGCCGGAGCTTCCCTTGCTGAAAAACAATGACCAACGGGCTGCCTTTGTGGATGCATATGAGACGTGGCCGTTATGGATTGAGACGAAACAGACCGGGGAGCGGTACTACCGGTATGACCTGGAGGACGGCACCAGCATGGTGGTCAAGGTGTATCACGCAAGGATATTCGATGGATATGCGCCAGGAAGCTATGAGGCCAAATATCATGATGGTTACGGCCGGCATGAGTACTATCTACTGCGGGATGGGAAGTTCTTCCGGGATTGCGATACGAACCGGTCATTGCTGATTGAGAAACTGAAAGAGATTCAGAAGGTGAAAAAAGGTTGTAATCAGAATTAACATTTAAGAAGGGAACTACGGTATGGAGAGATTAACAGATTGGACTAATGAGGAAAAAACAGAGGTAAGCATACGGCATGATAGATTTCGTGATGCGATGATAAGATTAGCTGCCTATGAGGATATTGGCCTGGAGCCGTGTGAAATCCCGGTATTATTGGATAGGCTCAAACGTGCGAGTGAGCAGTGGGATATTTGGTGTGATGCTTACCAGAATGATGTACCTGTATGGATTCCGGTGGAGGAGCGGCTGCCGGAAAAAGGAATGAGAGTTTTAGTTACTTGTGATGATGGAGTAGTACGTATTAGTATCACGGGAGAGGAAAGCAAGATAACAGGTAATTGTATAGTAAATGGATTTCCTATTGGTATAAACAGACAACATGAAGTTTTTTGCGTTATCGCCTGGATTCCGCTGCCAGAACCGTATATGCCACAAAACTGACATTTTGTAAAACAGAGAAAGGAAGGAAAATTATATGGGAACTATTTTAGATGCTTTTGCAAAAGAGGACAGAGTAGAAGTGACTTTTTCGGATTTTTATAAACTGATGAAGGAGAGTACCAAGGCCGAGATTGTAATGAATGCAGTGAATTGTAATGTTCCGCACAAATACATACGTGAGATGGCCACAGGTAAGTCAGAGGCTCCAGGGCAGATACACGGGAGAGATATGGACCGAGTTGGTTTGCCGCTTAAGCCACTTATGCATGATTAGGAGACAGGCATGAGAAAGAAAGACAGTAAACAGTCCAAGGTCAGCCGCATAGACCGTAACAAGGCCCTGGCCGCCCAAGCGGACGAGGCAATCAAGGAGCGCATCCGGACGGCGCCGGCCGCCGAAGGGAGTGATATGGTACTATGAGACAATGTTACATAGACAACGGGCATCACGGGTGTGATGGCCAGCGCAACAACAAGGGTAGGATACGGTACGGGTGCTGGGCGTGTCCGCATCTGGATGCAGGAGGAGGTGATGCCGGTGGACAAGGAGGTGCTGATACAGTATTGCGAGATGAAAGAGGAGATAAAGGACATAAGGCGACGGATTCAGAAGCTGGACAGGTTCCTGGAGGAGCCGCACCAGGTATCAGATACGGTGAAGGGGACAAGGCGGGATGGGACGATAGGAAGCATTAAGGTCACGGGATACCCCGTGCCGGAGCATTATCGGAAGCAGCGGCTGAGGGAGCGGTACAGGCAGCTTCTGGCGCGTAAGGAGGCGGAACTGCTGGAGCTGACCTGCCAGGCGGAGGAATATATACAGGGTATACCAAAGAGCGAGGTGCGGACCATGTTCCGTCTGTATTACATAGATGGCCTGCCTTGGTGGAAGGTGGCACAAGCCATGAACCGGATGTTCCCAAAGAGGCGGGTTAAGTTTACGGAG